ATAAAATGAAAAGTGCAGATAAACCAGCAAACCCAATTGAAATAAATGGTTTTGGTCAATATGCTCCAGAGGCTCACACTGGATTAACCAAGCGAGAGATGTTTGCAATGCACGCAATGAGCTCATGGATAATTCATCATGGGTCAGCTAATAATTACGGTTTTAGTGAGGAAGATTGCGCCATTGCATCAATTGCCTGTGCAGATGCACTATTGGCAGAATTGGAGAAATAAAATGACAGATAACATATTCGCACCCGAATCAATGAGTGATTTATCATTCACACAAACAACTATGCACATGAAGCGTTACAACGCAGCGCAAGATCCAAGTCACCCAAAAAAGTCACCTGGTAATCTTGCTGCTTGCCACAACAGAAAGATGAAGCGCGTTATTATTCGTAAGAATGGCGTAGTTGTTAGCGATAAATTCGGTTATGCAAAGTCAAGTGCAAAGAGATATAAATATGGTTCGTAAAAAGAAGTACAACAAGATGAAAGGTGCTCTAGCTTGTGCTAGGGCTGGCCTTAAAAACTTAGCGGTGTTTCATAGTCAAACTTATGACAACGAGAAATACACGGCGCATATGTTGAATTTTAAAACCGGTCGCTGTATTGATGTTGGATTGTCAATGGCTCAAGCTGTGTCAAAAATCCGCCACCTATGGAATATTCACCTAATCGCTGTAGGTGTAGAAAGTAATGGCAAGTCACGCTTTGAAGTTGAAGAGGTAAAGCTTACTGAGCCGCTTTTGCAGTCACAGCTAGTAGATTACCTTAATGAAGCTCATGAAGCGCTTGCAGAGAGCTTTAGGGAGCGCAACACGCTTACTAACTTATGCTGGTTAGCTGTGCCTAATGGTGATTCAATCAGCAATGAACAAATTGATAATATTTTAACAGTTAGAAGAGCTTGGGCTCTTACGGAGTTAGCATGAACAGTAAACACGAATCAGCAATTAGAACACTTGAATCTCTTGGTTATAAGTTTTGCGGTGGTGAGTATTGGAAGCCACCCATTGGCAATCTGCCAGATTTTATTGGTAAAACCAAAGAAGAGGCTGAAAGCAAAGATTGGCCGCAAGTTGGTGATGAGGTTTTGTATAATGGTTCATCGAGTAGATTTAAATCAATAAAAGGGGCGGTTTCAAAAGTAATTGCAAAATACTCATTTGATGGCATTGATTACATAACTATCAAAAATGAATCTGATGGTATTTTTGCCATGGTTTTTGGCTCATGGATTAAAAAACCAAAAACAGCAGAGGAAGAATTACGCGATGAGTTGTGGGATGACGTTTGCATAGACTCGATAACATTGAGTCAGGCTAGTGAAATATTTGAAACTATATTGGCAAAATACAACATAACTAAAAAGCCCCAATAAGGGGCTTTCTTTTACTCGTCTAAATTCATATTGGCGCTAGGCATTTCATTGCCTAGCCTTTCCTTGTAATCCATGGCAGTATCAGATTCAATTGTAAGGTTGTTATCCTTTAAGATTCTAAATAAGTACTCAGACGGGTAAACGCCCTGGAAGTGACCCTGAAATAGCTGCTGCAGTGATTGAGCGTCAATCTTATCATCGTAAAACTTCTTGTTTAACTCTAAGATAAACTCGTCAGCTTCACCAGACTGGTTATTGAACATCATCATCCATTTGATTACGTTTTTATCGCCAGACTCGATGTTGTTCACAATGCCGCTCAAGCTAGCAAGACTCAACCCTTTTCTTACTCGTACACTTTCCGCTGTTTCGTTCTGACCTACAGTGATAATCTGAGCGCCAATCTGAGCCATTGAATCAACGTCTTTATCCATGGTCTCAAGCAGCATAGAATCAACGCTAACCTGAGCTAGACCAATTTCACAACCAACATAAGCAGAGCCGCCAAATACAGGCGAGCCACCTTCCGCAATGCCGTTAATTTGCATAAACTCTTGAGGTGATACACCCTCGTTTAAGCTAAATGTTGCAGTGGGCGAACCGAACAACCAAGTGGTCTGCCTCATAGTTGCATCAGAGTTAAACAGTGCAATATTAATCTCAGCTATTTTATACAGTGGCAACGGGTCAACACTTGGGGTGTTATCAATCGAGCCGTAAAACTGGAATGGGATAAAATCAAGCTTTTTACCATTACCCAAAGTTGGCTGATAGATAATCTCGTTTGTGCCGTCATCAAGCTTAACGCTGTAATAACCATCTTTATCAAGATAAAGCTCATAACAAACGTTAAACTCAACGCGGTTTGGAGAACCACTAGAAAAATCTATTTCAGTGCGACACTCTTCTAATTTTACATAGTTTAATTGTTTGCGTCCGTTGATGATCTTCTCTGACCAATCCTTAATATTCTCAGCTTTGAAAGCTTGCGCCCGCGAGTATAATTTATTCTGTCTAATGTCCGCCGCGGTTTTACCATCTGCTGAGCCTGGGTAATCAACCCAAACGCCATAACGACCAACTGAGCAAACCTCACGTAGCTTCTCTTTCAAGCTGTCGTAGTAGCTGTTGCCTGAGCGCGTAAATGTTTCAGTAATGTATGCGATAGACTCGGGCAAGTCCTGCTCTTGATCATCTAAGCTTTCACCCGTCAATTTATAGGGCCGCATCATTGCTGCACCGCATAAAATATCAAGCGTATTACCTACGTAGTTTTTAAATACAGCTCGATTAGCAAAAGCGTAATAAGACTCGTCGCTAATGTCAGGCGCTCTTACAATGTAGCCTTGATTTATATTTTGCTGGTGCTCATAAACGCAACTCGCACCTCTACAGGCTCGCTGTTTCACCATGTCATTGATACAATCGCGCACTAACTGGTATTTTTTATAGTTAAGTGCGTATTCTGGATTTACTAAAGTGTTAGCATTCATATTTATCTCATTTTTAATCCGCCAGTCCAAAGAGTATCACGCTTGCTCTCAACGACTGCTAAATATCTAAAGGCATCAGCACCATGTGAGGCCCAGTTATGTAATGGCGAGTCACGCCAGCAGCCAAGCTTTTCGTTCCACTCTTTACGATAGTTTTCTAATGTGATTATACCTTGTTCGCATTCTTTTTCATCAAATACGCATTTAGGTAGTAATTCACGCACTAGCTGTATACCATCATCAACACCAAGCTTCGGAACTATCTCAAAGTTTGCGTAGTATTTCTTATTGCCATATTCAACACCTTCCCTTGCTAATTCCTTTCTGGTTTTACCTCTTGATGCAAATTCTCGATTATTCATATCGTGCGGGCCGTATCGCTTACCAATATCCCAGCCCTTTTTGATTGCTACGCCCTCAATGTATTTAAGGTAATAACCAAGACCTTCACCGCTATTTTCATGGTAGTGCAAAACCTGTATTTCACCACCTTGACGACACCAAAACCAAACCGCCGTACTGTCACCTATACCAATATCGCAAACAACATTAACTTTTTGACTCTCAGCGTAACCGGTTAAATCAGTTATGCGACCATCTTTATAAATATCGGTAAATTGCGTTGAGTAGTAAGCACCTTCAATAGATTGCTCAAATGCTTCTTTAGGTGTTGACGGATATTCTCGCTTCATATCAGCGCCTAGCACTTTCCACTTTGATGAATACCAGGCCTTTTGTCCGTCAGTTAGATCTATTTCATGCTTGGCTTTAAGCTCTGCAAAATAAGGCTGCAAGCTTTCAAGAATTTCACCATCAATAGAATACTCTTCACGCTTCCACCAGCTGTAGAAGTGAAAGTTAAAATCGAGCACTGATAGCTTTTTACCCATTAACTGATTCTTTCTAGCTGTTTCGCTGTATTCGTAAAAGCAACCCTCTTTACCCTCTGCGGTAGATTCGAGCGTAACAATGCCACCATCAGCGGGAACGGCCTCAAATGCGCCTGTCACTATCTCCTTTGCTTTGTCTGGGTACTTTTTACATATCTTTCCGAACTCTGAAACGTGCAATCTTTGAAGTGTGTCACCACGGTATGAGGTGCTTACTTTGATAGCTGAACCATTGCTAAATACGTATGAGTTACCTTTGTCACTCATTGGAGTAGGCAGCTCGTAACCAATATCAGCAAGCAAGTCTCTTTGCTCTTGCGTTATGTTTTGGTAGGCGTATTTGATTTTATTTCTGAATATGTCTTTTGCACTGTCTAGATTGTGGCAAATGCAACCTGCGTTATAGTCTGGAGTAAATAGGCAATCGTCTAGCGCATCAATCATTTCAAACGTTGTAAAACCTAACTGCCTAGCTTTAAGGATTAGGTCTCTACCATGGTGAGATAAAAAGCGTTGCTCTTGCTCTTCATTTGGCTGAAATAGAGTTTTTTTACCTTGCTTGTTTTTGATGTGATAAAGAGAGCAAAGCCTAAACCATTTATAGGTTAATGCGTCCGCTAACTCATCATAAGTTAGATCATCAATTCTACTTAGGTAATCTTTAGCCTTTAAGTGATTAGCGCTTACTTCCACCTGTTAGGCGCTCCTTGAGAGATTGCTCAACTTTAATATTTGCATTGGTTTCTGTTGGCGCGTTATGGCCTTGCATTAAGTTATGCTCTTTGATTGCAGCGATTGCCGCGCTAGCATTTAAAACACCTTTCTCGCCATCTTTCGAGGCTGTGGCATTGATTATCCTTTCAAGTACTTTTAACTTGTCAGTCTTTGACATTAAAAAGACTTCTTCTTGCTTTTTTTGGTGCTTTTCGATTGCTTTTTTTATGTCTAGTTTTGTCAAGTTTTCGCTTCCAATCTGCTTTGCGTTTTCCACCTTGTAGCCAGCATCAATAGCAGCCTTAGTTGCATTACCGCCATTCAAGATATACTCTTTTACAAAAGCGTCTTGTTTCAATGTTAGCTTACTCATCATCCCACCCATCATTGTGATCAAAATCATAGAAGTTGGACTTTGCTATATTGCATGTAGAGCAAAGAACTTGCAGATTACTTTCATCATTAGTGCCGCCACGACTAAAGGGAATGATGTGGTCTATGTGTAGCTTTACATTGTTATTTCTGGATGGCTTATCACCGCAGCACTGACACTTAAAGCCAGCTCTATACATTACGGCATATCTATTTGAGTCACTTACCTTTCTCCCGCTACTTGTTTCGCCTAGTAACGTGCGCAACCTCTTAACTTCTTCCTTTAGGTCTTTAAGTTCAGTAAGCAATGACTCATCAAACTTTCTATTAAGATCTTCCTTGTGCTTTTCTATGTGACGCTTTATTGCTGGCTTTGCTAAGTTTTGAGCACCTTGCTCATTAGCTGCCTTAGCGCTGTAACCAGCCTTAATAGCTGCCTGAGTCGCATTGCCACCGTTAAGTATATACTCCTTAACAAAGACGTCTTGTTTTGCTGTTAACTTTGTCATTCACTCATTATCTCCTGATAATTAAGCGCCCTATCT